GAAAGGGGCGCGTCTTTTTTGAAACAAACCCTATTTGAAACAGTGTAAACCATCAAACGAAATGCTATTTTTGAAACATGGGTAAATTGCTAAATAGAAAGGAAATACAAGAACGTTTAACATTAAGCAAATCGTCAGTTAGCACCTATGTAAAAAGGGGTAAGTTAGTGCCTAATGAAGACGGGCTGTTTGACATGGATTTTGCACCCAATGCGTTGTTTGAGTCCGAACGTAGACGCAAGCAAATTGAGGGAAAAGTAAAGTCGAATGATGCAATCAATGCAGGTAATTTAGTTGAAGAAAAAACCAAAGCTGAGATTGAGCGAATCAAGACCGCTACAATTCTCAATGAATTAAAAATTGAAAAGCAAAAAGGTGAAACGATACCTACCGAAATGGTTGCACCAGTTGTGAACCAGCTTGCACAAGAATTGATGTCGGAATTTTTGGCAACGATTGAAAAAATAATTGTCGATATTGGTCATATCAAAAAGCTGAATAATGCAGAGATGGCAGATATACGTAGACAAGTCAAATCATCTGTAAACATGGCGAATGAGAGAGCGATTAAAGCAGCGAAGAAATCAACTGAAATGATAGTAGATGAGTATATTGATAAACGAGGACGAGGGGAGCGCAATTAAGGATAACATTAACAGGCTGTTTGATTCTGCTAAAGTTGAGTTTAGCGAACAATTACCCCATGAGTGGTGCGAGGAAAATCGTATAATGACCTCCGATGTTTCTAGTCGCGTAGGTGCTTTCAGTTACAATTACACGCCATATCTTAGAGAGATAGTTGACTTTTTCGCACCAAGCGGAACGGCTAAGATAGGCGCGATAATGAAAGGAGCTCAACTTGGATTTAGTACTGGGACTCTGGAGGCTGCTGTTGGTTGGATAATTTCACAAAGTCCAAGTAACATTTTGTTCTTAACAGGCCACGCAGATTTAGCTGAAGAAGCTATGACGGGCAAGATTGACAACATGATTGAGAATAGTGGTATTCGGCACTTGATCAGACCGTCAACAAATAAGGCAAAGAACAGACGTACGGGAGACACTACGAAAATGAAAGAGTTTTCGGGCGGTTATCTTTTAGCAGGTGCAGCGGGTAATCACAAGTTGCTACGTCAAAGGTCTGTTAGGTATATCATGGTTGATGATTTCGATGCTGCAAAAAATCAGACGAAAGAAAGCGGTTCGACACGTAAGATGATTGAGCAGAGGGCAGCCGCATACGCAAGCATTAAGCGCATTCTTTACATCTCCACACCCGAAGAAAAAGAAACAAGCAACATTGAACCAGTCTATTTATTAGGTGATCAGAGAAAGTATCACATACCTTGTCCATGTTGTGATGAACTTATTCATTTGGAATGGGAGATTCCGATGGAAAACAAAGAGGGCGAAATGGGTGGTTTTGTTTGGGAGTTGGACGAAAAAGGCAAATTGATAAAAGAAACGGTTGGTTATAAGTGCTATAAATGCGGTGGTATATTTGATGATTCAAATAAAATGGAATGGCTGCAAGAAGAAGGATACGGGGGGCGTGCTAAATGGATACCAACCGCTGAGCCATTGAATGAAGATTACGTCAGTTGGCATTTACCTAGTTTGTATGCACCCGTTGGAATGGATGGATGGGCACATTATGTGCAGTCGTATTTAACTGCAAATCCACAAGGTCAGTTACCTAATGTGGCTGAAATGAAGACTTTTACAAACCTTTGTTTAGGATTGCCTTATGAAGATAACGAAGAAAAGCCTCAAGCAAATAAGTTGCAAGAAAATACACGTCAGTATAAGCCTTGGGTGGTTCCCGAAAAGATGTCGAAAAAAGATGGAAACGGGCGTATTGTTTTGCTTACGTGTGCGATTGACCTTAATGGAAAAATAGAAGATGCTAGGGCTGATTGGGAAATTGTAGGATGGTCGGAAACGGGTGCGAGTTACTCGGTGGCTCACGGTTCAATCGGTACATTCATACCTCGTGAAAAAGAAATTTCAGACCGTCAAAGGTGGACGTATGACCACGGAAAGCCTTATTCTGTTTGGCGTGAACTAGATAACATACTGTCTAAAACAATTCCAAAAGACGATGGTACAGGAAAGCGTATGAAAGTGTTTATATCTGGAATTGACGCACCTTCGCACTTTGCAGACCAAGCATTTCATTACATAGACACTACGCCTTATTATGTTGTTGGATTAAAGGGAAAGGACGGTGATAGATTGGCAACCGTGAAACAAGATATTAGTTGGTTCAGACGGTCAACAAGTAGGCCAAAGCTGTACCTGTTGGATGTGAATTTGATAAAAGACCATTTAGCGCAGTTGATGAAATTGAATCACTCATTTACAAGCGGTGAGCCTCAGCCAGTTGGATATATGAACTTTCCACTACCTAATGATGGCCTTTACACATTCTCAGGATTCTTTCAGCAATACGAAAGTGAAGAAAAAAGAATTGAAAGAAACGCAAATGGAACGGTTAAGGGTGTTAGGTGGGTAAAACGAAACTCCGCTGCACAGAATCACTTTTGGGACGTTAGGGTTTACGGAATGGCACTGCGCGAAATACTGATTTCAGAAGTAGGAAGACAAGCTAAGGAAAAAGAATTTACTTGGAAAGATTACTGCGATGCTGTTTTAGGTAGACGTTAGCACTAGCTTTCTACCTTGAAAGTAGCTGATTGAATCTCCTAGTTTAGCATTCTTAAATTCTTCTTTGAAACGTTCAACCTGCTCTTTGTTCCATCGAATCGAAGCAGCCGCGTTTCTAAATTTATCTTCAATATCTATCCTGACCATTGAGTAATGATGAAGCATTAACTCATTTCGGTTAAATGAATACGGATTAGTAACACCCGTTAGCATAACAGACGGGTCAACGTGTTCATGGTAGTTCCGTTGGTATTCAACCCGCGTACATGGCTTAATTTCATTGATAAACGGACAAAAGTAGTCTTCAATAGGGTCTAGTCGCCAGTTTTCATGCTTGTAATAGGTGTACATTTTAGAAAAAGTCGCATCATATCCGTGCTTTTCAATCTCTTTTTTAGCCCATCTGAACTCCGAACTCCTGTAAAAATGGTCACAAGCCATCAAAACAAAATGAGTGCAGCCTAATTTTGCAGAAAATTCAACCATAATTTGATGCTTGGAACGCTCATTTGCCTTGGTATTCAGTGATAAATCAGGCTCAAACGGTAGCAATTCAACGTTTTTAAGAACCTTACAGAACGTTTCTACCTCTTTACGTGTTTCACCCTTGTTAGATGTCGTTTGATAGCATACAATGACTTTATCGACCATAGGTCGTATTGATTCGATTGAATCTTCTAAAAGTTCAAGACCGTTAAAAACAGTGTAACAAGCGGCTAATTTCATATCTTTGATTTATGGATGCGCCTAAACATATAGAATCGAAGGTAAACCAATTCGTAAAAGAAAACGATTTGGTTAGCCATATATGGATACGCTCAATACTTTTGAAGTTTGCAGTGTGGTATGAATCACTGAAGGTTGATGAACCTTGATGTTATCTTATTTTTATTGACAGGTTGACAATTATCCCACATTGCAAACTTTGTGATGTTGTCGGATGTTTTAAGGTCAACGCCAATGCCACCACCGCAAGTAATTACGCGCTCCGTATATTTCAACGGTGCTAGATTTCTCTGCATTGCAGCGTCCATTCCTCCATGATGTTTCTTGTGTTTCCACGGTTGAAAATTTAGCATTTTCATCAAACGCTTACTTATCATTCTACCAGCTCCGCAAGTTTGACCCATTCGCCAATGTTCCTGATAACCTTTCCAATGGATTGCTTGACGCTTGTTCATTTCGTAAAAGTACCAATCCATCGATCCGATAAAATCAACTCCTTGTTCCATGTGTGGAACGTAGTTGTTAAACATTTGTAAGTCCATAATATCGTCCGACCCCATTAACAAGTAATAGTCTGGATTCCAATTTGAAGCAAACTCTACCGCCTTGTTCCACTTGTTATGCAGTGGCAGGTTGTGGTATTCCATGTAGTTAAACCCGAAATCTTTAACCGTCCTTTTAGAAATCCAACCTTCAGAACCTACTGCAAATACTTGAACATCAAAATCTTCAATCTGTGAAATGAGGTGTTTTGTGTTTTCGCAGAATAAGTGAAGAACATTAGGACGTTTCCAAACACACGTCACTAAAGCTATTTTCATAGGTTGAATTTATCAATCATTTTCTGATTAGGCTTTAACGGCTTTGCGGGTGTTCCAACGTAGATATAAGCGCGTTTCATGTCTGTTTTATTGGTCACTACCGAACCCATGCCAATCATGCTATAGTCGCTTACTTCGCAACGCTGATGTATGATTGCACCCATTGCTATATTTGAGTGTATTCCAGTAGTTACGTGACCACCCAAAACAGCATGAGGTGCTATTATAGTGTTGTCTCCAATATTGCAGTCATGCCCTATGTGAACGCCTTTCATTATGAAGGTGTCTTTACCAATTACGGTAGGGCTGTCAGTTCCCGCATCAATAGTAACGTGACCAGTGATTTTAGTACCTTCTTTGATGATAACGGGTCTGTTTGGCATTTCACCCCATCTATCTAACTTCTCAGCATAGTCTCCAATAATGCAGTAAGCACCTATGTAAACGTTTTTCTCAATCAAACAGTTAGGGTGAACTATGGCTGTTGGATGTATCATGTTGCTAAGTTAGTTAATTATTTTGTTTGCGTAATTGAAAAAGGTTTTATATGTTTGTCGGCAAGACGATTCTCAGTATGTGCGTACTGAACAAGGATACCATAAGAACCCTCTGATAGTGCGCACACACTTGACGAGGGTTTTTTATTTGAGGACAATGTAACCTTGCGTATAGCTAAACCATTGGAGGTAAGAACAAATCCGCAGGTAAACTTATTGTTTGCCAATCGCTGTTAAATGATGTAAATGCGCTTTCTAAAGACTTGCTACGCGACATCAGCCAAAACTAATTCCTATGAACTCAACGGAAGCATGAAAGGTCAGGTAAGTCTAATTCTCTTTAGGGGGTAGGGGGTTAGACTTGCTTGTGCTGACCTTCACAAACCTTGAATCTAACAAAAGCATAATCATAATATGACATGAGTAAAAAGAAAGTTTACCAATCAAAGATTTACAAGAATAGAGACTATATGACAAAAGGTGTTTACTATCTATATCATAAACACAAAGTCGTATATATTGGAATGTCAACAAATAATTGTTACAGAAGAATTTTAAACCACTTTGACGATAAAGAAAAAGAATTTGATTCATTTCAAATATTCGCTATGCCGCATCATTCAAATCAAGAAGTATCTGATAGAGAAAAAAACTTGATTAAAAGGAAACTGCCTAAATACAATAAAGTTCACGCATCTTCTTTTGACAACAAGTATTGGAAAACGGAAAAAGAAGTAGATAAACTTCTTGAAGCTAAGCGAAAAAAGAAAGCCCCTATAAAATAGAGACTTTCAATTTGGCAAGTTGGTAATAAAAACCCGACACTGTTCCGTAAAATCAGCATCGGGTACAAAAACAAAACACGGTGCAAGGTAGTGAATTTATCTATTCAAACTCATTTTACTGTAAAAATCAAAGCTGTGAACGTCCATATTATCACGCAACAACTCTAAATTATCGTCATTATTGGCGTATCGGTGCATATAAGTAGCATGATTTACACCGCCACAAAGTCCGATGTTGTGCTTTATTCCTAAACAGATGTGTGTTTTAGGGTGAAACGTAACCCCTTTGATGTTTCTCCACAGATGCAAATCGGTATAAGGCTCTTTATCTTCGCACCACGGAATATCCATGTTGGCTTTTAGAAGTGTTGACATTGCAGACGAACGGTGATGATGCCACATGGTAAACCATTTGCGTTCGTATATGTGATAATACACAGTGTAATCAGTTCCGAATATGTCAGGTTCGTAAGCCTTCAACCATTCAAGAAACATCGTTTCAATGTAGTTAGGCGAATACCAATCATCATTTTCCATGAAAAGAACAATATCACAGCTATTACCGATTCGCTCATAGCCCAAACGATAACGCCACGTTATATCCTTGTCATCAGAAATTGGCTCATCATTAACGAGTTCTATTCTGTCAGGTTTCATTGTTTGCGCGTTAATCATCCGCAAACAGTTTTCTAACAGTTTTGGGCGGTCGTTTCGGTCTGGTATTATTACACCTATGTTCATGGGTGCAATATAATTATTTCCGTGCGAAAAATTGATAAACGAGTAACCATATCTCAACTTTGCAACTAAACATTTAGTCACATGGCATCAGATGCAGTAGGTCTTGAACTACTTTCAAGAATAGTCGGATACAAACTTACAAAAGGCGATTTTTCAAACGTAACCCCAAACCTACCAATGAGGGTAGCTATTTTGGCGGAAGCGAATACTGCCAATCAAGGTAGTTTGGATACTGACGGAACAGCGATTACAACCGCTCAACAAGCAGGTGAGTTGTACGGTTACGGTTCACCCGTTTATCACATTATGCGAATCCTTCGACCTAATTCGGGTACGGGAATCGGTGGAATACCAACGTATGTATATGCGCAAGAAGAGCCAGTAGGTGCGGCTGCGAAGGTTATGGAAGTTTCAGCAACTGGAACGGCAACCGCAAACGGTACTCACAACTTGGTTATCGGTGGTCGAAACGGTGTAGATGGTGATATTTACGCTATCAATGTAGAGGTTGGCGATGGTGCGGCTGAGATTGCATCTAAAATCGAGGACTCCGTAAACAACGTTTTAGGTTCGCCTGTAACGGCAAGCTCAGACCCTTATGTAGCAACACTGACAACTAAGTGGAAAGGACTTACAGCCGATGAGTTGACGGTAAGCGTTAACACTAACGGAAATGCACTTGGATTAACGTATGCAACAAACGTAACGGCTAACGGTAGCGGCACGCCAGCTGTAACAGATGCTTTGAATCAGTTTGGTAATGAGTGGACTACACTTGTAATTAACGGATACTCAACCAATACAACTGTAATGGATGAGTTGGAAGCGTTTAACGGAATTGCAGACCCTAACTCACCAACAGGACGTTATTCGGGAATAGTATTTAAACCATTTATTGCAATCACAGGTTCAACAGCTGACGACCCTTCTAGTATTACAGATGCTAGAAAAGCGCAAATGACAATTGCAATTGCGCCAGCACCGAACAGTTCAGCGTTTACTTTTGAAGCTGCTGCAAACATGACAAGGTTAGTTGCTAGGACGGCACAGGATACACCGCATTTGGACGTTAACGGTCAAAGCTACCCTGATATGCCAGTGCCAACTTCGATTGGTTCTATGGCAAATTACACGAACCGCGATGCTTTCTTGAAAAAAGGATGCTCAACGGTTGACAAGGTGAACGGACTGTATGTAGTTCAAGATTTTGTAACTACTTATCATCCAGTAGGTGAGACACCACCACAGTTTAGATACTCAAGAAACTTGATTCTTGATTGGAATGTGAAGTTCGGTTATTTCCTACTTGAGCAGGAAAATGTAGTTGATCATGTTATTGCAAATGATGACACGGTTGTAAATGCTAGTCAGGTAATTAAGCCAAAGCGATGGAAAGGTATTCTTTTCGGATATGCCGACACGTTGGCACTTCGTGGATTGGTTACAGATGTTGATTTTATGAAGGATTCAATCACGGTAGAAATCAGTTCAAGCAATCCTGACAGACTTGAAACATTCTTCAGATACAAGCGAACAGGCACGGTTAGAATTGCATCAACCACAGCCGAAGCAGGATTTAACTTTGGATAATAAATAGAACAAATGGCATCAGTAGGAGGCGATATTACAGAAATAACTTACAGCAACTCGGACGCAGGTTCGGGTACGCTGCAAGTGTTGGCAGGCGAAACCAATACTTTCGATTTGGGGGGAATCCGAAACGAGGTATTAGTTACAGGAGCAGGTCAACAAGTAACCAAAAAGACGCAAGCACCTTGGATGGTAGAGGTCACTTTGGATTGGGATTCCAATACTAGAGAAGATTTGGAAGGTCTTAATTCGGTAGCTGCATCTTTGAACGAAACAGAGTGGACATTTACATCAATTAACGGTGTTGTTTACTCGGGAAAGGGAACGATTGACGGAGATTTACAAGGCGATTTATCAGCACCTACTATTTCATTGAGTGTGAAGGGCGGTGGTAAATTGACCAAAACAGGCGGATAATGAAAGTTGACATTGAAATAGCTAGACAAGAAGTTGAGAAGTGGCTCGAATACAAGCGCGTAGGTGCTAGTAAGCGCGAAGCGTATAAAGATGCTATTGATTCACTTGTTGACGCTGTGGCTTTTGGTCAATTGACATTGGAAGATGATTATCACTTTGTTCAACACTTAGATTTTCCAATCGAGGGAGATGAGCCGATTGAAGAACTAAAGTTCAAGCCACGCATTAAGGTAAAAGAGATTTACTCTAAAATGCGAGGTGTTAAAGCGGGAGATGCAGACGGTAGGGTAATGGCCTTAATCGCTGCATTGACGGGAAAACCTAGTGCAATGGTCGGAATGCTTGAAACTTCTGACTATTCAGTATCACAAAACATTGCCCTTTTTTTCCTTTAATAGAATGGGAATCGGTGTCAAATATGTTGAAAACAGTAACGAGGGAGCATCATTGGACACCTACACAATTAAACGAACTATTTTTAGATGATACAGACCACAACGGGCTGAAATACTGGTACGATGACGTTGTGGCGTGTCATAAAGAGATAAAGAAGAAATGAGCCGCGCGTTAAAGATACCAAGTATATTCACAGCCGTTGATAGGTTCAGTGCGCCAACTCGTGCAATGAGTGCGAGTGTGATGTCTTTTGCGCAAAAGGCAGAGGTAGCTTCTGCTAGGGCTGACATGGCTTTCCGAAAAATGACAAGTCCGATACGAAAGGTCGGCAGCGCACTCGGTAGTTTAGGATTGGCTTTTGGTGGTGTTGCTTTGATTGGTAGCATAGGTTCAGTTGTCAATATATTCAAGGACTTTGAACAGGCTAACGCGAACTTAGCAGCCGTACTAGGTAAGACAAAGGGCGAGATATTAGCATTGAACAATGATGCTAAACGATTAGGTGCAACAACGGCTTTCACAGCTTCAGAAGTTGCGGGTCTTCAAACAGAATTTGCAAAGCTAGGATTTTCACAGCGCGAGATATTAGGCGCGACAGAAGCAACTCTAGGTTTAGCGTCTGCAACATCAACTGAATTACCACAGGCTGCAATGCAAGTTGGTGCGGCTATACGCGCTTTCAATTTGGACGCAAGTGAGTCAGCTAGGGTTGCGGATGTATTTGCAGCATCAACATCCAAGTCGGCACTTGACATGGAGAAACTAGATGTAGCAATGTCTAAGGTAGCACCCGTTGCAAAACAGTTTGGATTCTCTATTGAAGATTCAGTTGCACTTTTAGGTAAACTTTCAGATGCTGGATTTGACGCAAGTACAGCCGCGACAAGCACTAGAAGCATCATATTGAACATGGCAGATAGTGGCGGCAAGTTGGCTAAAGCATTAGGTCGACCCGTTACATCTATGGACGACATGGTTGCAGGAATGGTTGAACTACGTGAAAAAGGTATTGACCTTGCTTCCATGTTGGATTTGACCGATAAACGTTCGGTTGCTGCATTCGCTACATTTTTAGAAGGAGCTGAAGGTGTTGGAACGTTAGCCGATGAGTTACGAAAAGCTGGTGGAACGGCTCAGAAGATGGCAGACCAACAACTCGACACGTTGGGAGGTGCTTTGACCATATTGAAAAGTAGTTACGAAGGATTCATACTTTCATTAGAAGATGGAACAGGTGGTTTATCATCTCAGTTAAAAACAATCACTCAGGTAGTTTCTGAAATGTTCAGTTTAGCTAGTGGCTCGGCAACCGCAAGCGAAGCACTTAACGAACAGGAAAAGTCAATACGTACTTATGCTAAAGTAGGGCTTGCCGCGATTAAGATAATAGGCTACATGGTAGGCGGTTTACTGTTATTCAAAGGAATATCATTAGCCGTTTCGGGTGCATTGGCAATACAACGTGCAATCAGTTCAGCTTTGTTTTTGGTTGACATGGTTAAATACGTAGCATCAACGCAAGGGCTTACAATGGCTCAGGCGGCTTTAGCGGTTGCTCAGCAATCGTTAAACGCTGCAATGGCGGCCAACCCGATAGGAGTTATTACAGTTGCTATCATTGGTCTTATTGCTTTGGTTTCAGTCATTGTCAATAAGTGGAACGATTGGGGCGCGGCTTTGAGTTTATTCATTCCGGGTCTTGGTCAGATTATTTCTTTGGTTCAATCATTCCGAAGAAATTGGGAAATGATTACAGAAGCCTTTGAGAAAGGTGGTATATTGGCAGGGTTGAAAGCAATCGGGAAAACGATACTTGACAGTGTGTTGATGCCTTTGCAGCAATTGCTAGAAGTAGCTGCAAGATTCACGGGTTCAGATATGGCAGCGAGAGCCGCAGAAAGCATTGAAAATTTCCGCGCAAACATAGGGGTTGAAACGGGAGACACGGGCGGTACACCAGCTGTAAACCCCGAAGCTGAAAGGCAAGACGCATTGAGTAGAACTATAAACGAACAACGTCAAAATGTAGCGATTGATATTAACGACCAAACAGGACGCGCAGACGTTAGTTCGGATGCTGATTTTGTACCTGTTAATCTGAACTCATCTATGGTATGGCAATAGTTGACGTGGCAATACGGGAAACAGGAAACGGGGGCGATGCTCAATTGATAGGGCGTGATTTCCGTTTGGTGTCAGGTTGGGAAAACATGGTTTACTTAGCGATGTTCGGTGGTAGTGTAGAACAGGACACGCCCGAAGAAAGAACGGAAGGTGAAGAGTTATTTGATTGGTGGGGAAATACGCTACTAGATAATGAAAGTGACCAACTTTTTAATTCAGTAACTGAAAGGACATTAAATGAAGTCCCATTGAATAGTTCGGGAAGATTGAAAGTGGAACAAGCTGTTTTGTTAGACCTTGATTTTATGCGCGACTTCGCTGACATTTCCGTTGACACTCAAATAACGGGGGTTGATAGGTTGTCTATACGCATCAAAGTTATTCAACCAGATAGTTTGCAAGAACAAGTATTTATCTATTTGTGGGATGGTGTTGAGGGTAGCTTATCGGCTTTTGTTCCATCAGAGCAGGGAGATTTTAACAATGACTTTAACTTGGATTTTGACGCATGACACAAGACGAATTAAATACAGAGATTGACGATAAGATAGATGTAACGGGAAGACGTCTAACAACGGGTGCGCGAACTAGGCAGGTTTTGAAAGAAATCGTTTCATCTATATTCGGACAATTTCCACAGGTTTATAAAGTTGAAAGCGTAACACTAACACCGAGCCAAGACTACACGATAACAGTACCTAGTTCTACTTATTCGGGCGCAATCAAAGGTGTTCAATTATGGACAAGTTCGGGCGTTATTGTCAACTCTGTAAATATAAGACGCGGAACAAGTGGAAGCGACAAAACAGTTATATTGAACAGCGGAAAAGGATACACAAATCTCGAAGTAAACATATTGATAGGATGAAAAAGATTTTGATTTTATTGTTGATTTCAGTTAACGTGTTTGCACAGAATGAAGATTCAACACCTTACGGTGGTGTGTGGTACAATGACGTAAGCAACCAAAGAAATTATGGCGCTTTTATATTGCCAAGAACAGACACTGTTAACATCGACACGTTGACCAATGTAATTAAAGGCGATGTTAGGTTTGACACGCTTAATTCAGTCGTAACATATTACAATGGCACGGACTGGGTTAACTTAATTGATGATTCATTGAACGACACGATTTGGATTGAAAATGGAGATTCGGTGTACGTGATGGGTAAAAATGTAGGAATTGGAACAGAGTCACCTCAGTTTGATTTTGTTGTGGACGGACTCTCATTGATTGACACTTTATCAGTAATTGACTACTTCCAATTTTCAGATTTAGCACCTATTGGTGGTGAAGAAAAGTCTGACCAAGTTCTTACAAAATACACTGATGGAGTTGCACATTGGGCAGAAGTAGACGCTGGCACAGGATGGGCTAGTTACACGGACAGCACGTTTACAAGCGGTTCACCACTTTCTGTGGTTGCAAACGACACAGTTAAAATACCGATGTTTTGGGAGAGTTCTGTTACAGGTCAATTGCCAACAGGAGTTGATTCATTGTGGAGCAGGGCAGATTCAACATTGATAGGTTTTGATGGTGATGCTTATACCGTTAGAGTTAGCTTCAATGCTGAGTCAGATAACGTTAGCGGATATGGAAAGTTGATTTTTGACATTGGAAACGGAACACCCAATGTAGTATCTTCAAGGGTATTCACTTTTCCAAAAGGAGCAAATACGGAACACTCATTTAGCCATACAACAGCTCTATATGCAGGGTCAACATTTGAAAGCAATGGATGTTCTGTAAAACTTGCTTCAGGTGTTGGAGATATGATTGTTTCTGACTTCAACATTATGATTACGAGAGTACACAAGGCGCAATGAAAGATTGGTTAAAGGAAATATTAGACCCTAACGGTAATCAATCAACAACTAGATTGCTATCTATATGGTTGGTTGTAAATGCTGTTTTAATGGGGTGGTATGTTCTCATATTTGGAACTGAACACGCTTCGGAAGTTGCAATAGTAACGGGTGCAATTACAGCCATTGCAGGTGTTTGGAAGAATTGGCAGAAATCACAGGAAAAGAAAGACAATTGAACTGGGAACTAGTAGAATTGGAATTTAATGATACATGATATAATTGAAATGGTTCAGAATATTAACGACTATCACACCCCTTTGGGTAAGATAGGGTTGACGCTTGACGGTGTTGGCGTTGCATTGAGTGTGCTTTTTTACGGGCTAGGTTTGAAGGATTTTGTAAACGAGATTTTCCCACCTATCATTTTGATATTGACAGCCGCATCTTTATTTACATCCGTTGTTGTTAAGATTGCAAACGAGTATAGAGAATGGAAGAAAAGGCGTAAAAAGTAATAATTCAGTTAGTAACAGGTTTATTGCGTAATTTGCAAATCGCGATACGCGAATTAAAAACACAAAAAAATGAGCGCATACCACGAAAATCAAGGCATCAGAGAAGCGATTGACCGCATATTAAAGCGAAACGCTAAACGGCAAGCTAATCAAGGCTTAGAAACCACAGACGAACAGAAAGAGCGTGATGCTAGAGAGTGGTCAAATGACCTTATGCAAATTGCAAAGCTAGACAAGGAATTTGCAGATTCATTGCACGTAGAAACCGATTAAATGGCATATAAGCGAGGTAGTGGAAAGGGTAACCGATTTAGGCTAACGCAAGAAGAACAGGAGATACTTGAAGCGTGGCGTGATAGAGGTCATTTGCCTGAGTTATTCGAGCAATGCAAAGCGGCAGGAATTGACATAAAGGACGTTAAACACTACTGGCACAAGTCTGAGAAGTTTTCAATATTCGCAAAAAATGAAGGTAGGTCTATTGAAGATGTATTTGAGCCAATATTAGCCGACCTACGAGACTACTCGCCAAAGTTCAAGAAGATTAAGCGTGAAAAGGTTACAGACCCTCACTGCCTTATCATTGACCCTGCTGATGTTCACGTTGGAAAGTATGCATCCAAAAGCGAAACGGGCGAACACTATGACATCGACAAGGCGGTAAGACAAGTTGATGAAGGTATTGACGGAATACTATCTAAGGCTTTCGGATTTAACATTGACAAAGTAATATTCGTAATCGGTAACGACTGTTTGCATATAGACACACCAAGACGAACAACTACAAGCGGCACACCACAGGACACTTCGGGAATGTGGCACGAAGCGTTCACGGCTGCTAAAGAAATGTACGTCCGAGCAATTGAAAAGATATTGCCATATTCAGACGTTGAGATAATATTCAATCCAAGCAATCATGATTATATGAGTGGGTTTATGCTTGCTCAAACTATCGAAGCGTATTTCAGATGGTCTAAGAATGTAACGTTTGACGTTAGCATATCGCATCGAAAGTACACCAAGTACGGCAACAACATGATTGCAACAAGTCACGGTGACGGTGCTAAGTTAGATGATGCACCGTTATTGATGGCAACTGAAAACCCTCAAATGTGGAACGATTGCCAATTTAGATACATATACTTAAAGCACCTACACCACAAGCAGACACACAAGTTCATGAGTGGAAAGGACTTTATAGGCGTTACTGCTGAATACCTCCGCACACCAAGCCCTGCGGATTCGTGGCACAATAGAAACGGATATGTAGGCGCAAAGAAAGCTATTGAAGCATTTATTCATAGCTTTAATAATGGACAAGTAGCAAGATTAACGCATCACGTATGAGAGAGATTGACAAAATAATAGTTCACTGTTCGGCAACTCCAGAAGGTCGCGATGTTTCAGTTGATGATATACGCGATTGGCACGTTAACGGTAACGGTTGGTCGGACATTGGTTACCATTGGTTAATAACGTTAGATGGCGGCATTGAGAAAGGTAGACACGAAAGCAGGTCGGGGGCACACGCTAAAGGCTATAACAGCCGTTCTATTGGCGTTTGTTACGTTGGTGGTGTAGATAGTTCAATGAAACCAAAAGACACACGCACAGACGCGCAAAAAGAATCTTTGCATTGTCTATTGATTGACTTGTTGAAACGATACCCAAACGCTGAAATCATTGGTCATCGAGATGTGAGTTCTAAGGCCTGTCCATCGTTTGACGCAAAAACAGAATACTTAACTTTGATAGAACAACATTAAAAATAAATGCAACAGATACCAACATTATCAGAGATATACACCTCAATAATATCGGATATTGAGGGGGAACTAGGTGTTCAAATATCGCCAATCGGTAGGTCATTTCTTAGAGCGTTGGCAGCGGTGCAAGCGGCTAAACTTAAACTTATTTATCTGCTAGTTGGAAGCGTTCAAAAAAACATATTTGTTGACACCGCTGACCCTGCATCGAGGGGTGGAACATTAGAGCGTTTTGGACGTGTCAAACTAAATAGGAATCCATTTCCAGCAATTGCAGGTCGATATGATGTTGATGTAATGGGCACGATAGGTGCAACCATTCCCGCGCAAACAACGTTTAAGTCGAATGACGATGCGTTAAATGCGGGTTATCTTTTTGTTTTAGATAGTGCCGTAACTTTAGCATCAGCAACCGAATCAATACAATTGAGAGCGTTAACCGCAGGACTTGAAAGTGCGTTAGCCGTTTCGGATAGGCTAACAGTAACCGCGCCTATTTCATTAGTTGATAGTGAAGCTATTGTAACGGCTATTGACACTGAGCCACAAGCGGCAGAAACCATTGAGGAATATCGTGAAAAGGCAATAGAAGCATATAGGCTAGAGCCGCAGGGTGGTGCTGCAACTGATTACAGATTATGGGCAGCAGATGCGCAAGGCGTGGAACAGGTATATCCATTTACGGCATCTGGTGCAATTAACGAGGTTAACATATTTGTAGAAGCAACTAGTGCAGATAGTACACCAGTTGGTTCGGGAATACCTACGGCAACGATATTGTCAGATGTAGAAAATGTTATTGATTTTGACCCCGATACTTCGCGGCCATTATCAGAGAGAGGGCGTAGACCCGTTCAAGTTATTGCAAATGTATTACCTGTAACACCTTTGGATGTTGACGTTACAATAACGGGTTATGTAGGATTGACCGCTGAAATAACAACAACAATTACCAACGCGCTAACGGATTACATTAATGAGGTTCGGCCATACGTTGCAAGTGCAGATATTGAAGCTGACAGAAATGATACATTGAGCGTTAACGGTTTGATATTTGCGGTTCAACAAGCAGTACCAAGCGGTTTCTTTTCGTCTTTGACGTTAGATGTTAACAGTGTTAACGTGTCTAGTTTTCAATTTTTAAATGGCAACATTCCATTGGTTAATTCAATCAGTATAAGTTAATGGCTGTTATTGATGAAATAAAACGACTTACTGAGCGACTTTTTCCAACGGGTCGGGCGTTCAAAATTCCTAAAGATGGGAAGTCCT